GAAAAAAATATATCTTATGGAGACTCTGCTTTAAATCCAGCACGTATATTTTCAAGGGCGGATGCAACAGAGCAGCTTAAAGTTAGAATTGATGATAAATTAAATAGAGTAATGAATAATCAAGGATTTGCTGGAGATAATGACATTGATGATTTAATTGGATATTTAGTTCTTTATAAAATTGCTAATGCTCAACTTGCTATTTCAGTTGACTAGAAGTATAATATATTAATGAGCGAGTTAGAGCCAGCGGTTCATTTTGACCGCATGAATAAAGTTGTGGAAGAATTACTTAAAGGTAATTCAGCTACTCAAATTGCTACAATTACTGGATTCTCACGCAAAGAAGTAGTTGAATTTATTGATGAGTGGAAGTCGGTGGTCCACAATGATAATAGCATTAGAGATAGAGCTAAAGAAGCAATCTCTGGGGCAGATCAACACTATGCAATGCTTATTAAAGAAGCATGGAAAACTGTAGAAGATGCGGACCAATCTGGTCAATTAAACATCAAAGCAAATGCCTTAAAGCTAATATCAGATATTGAAACAAAAAGAATAGGCATGCTTCAGTCAGTCGGAGTTCTTGAAAATAATGAGATTGCCTCTCAGGTTGCAGAAACAGAACGAAAGCAAGATATATTAGTTGGTATATTGAAAGAAGTTACTGCTTCATGTCCTAAATGTAAATTAGAGGTAGCAAAGAGACTTTCGCAGATAACGGGAATAGTGGAACCAGTAGTTATAGAGTCACAAAATGTCATTTGAGTTTTCCGATTTAATTGATATTCTAGATGGCGAAGAGTTTGAAGAAAAGCCAGTAGATCTTCAAACATTTGTTACTGATCCAAATTATTTAGGACTACCTCCTTTATCTGAATTACAATATACTTTAATTGAAAAGTCTTCGCAAATCTATAAAGAGGCTACTCTTAAAAAATTATTTGGAGAAGAAGAAGGCAAAAGAATCTTTAAGCAAACCTGCACAGAAGTTATTGCACAGTTAGGTAAAGGCTCTGGAAAAGATTACTCCTCAACAATTGCTGTTGCATATATTGTTTATTTACTTTTATGTTTAAAAAATCCTGCCACATATTATGGCAAACCACCAGGAGACTCAATTGATATTTTAAATATTGCTATTAACTCACAACAGGCCAATAACGTCTTCTTTAAGGGTTTTAAGACTCGAATAGAACGTTCCCCATGGTTCACTGGCAAGTACGAGTCGAAAGCCTCTGAAATCAAATTTGATAAGGCAATAACAGTACACTCAGGCCACTCAGAAAGAGAAGCTTGGGAAGGATATAACGTTATTGTTGTTATTCTAGATGAAATTTCTGGTTTTGCAATTGAAAATACAACTGGACACGATCAAGCTAAAACAGCTGATGCTATATATGATATGTACCGTGCTTCTGTAGATTCACGTTTCCCAGACTTTGGAAAAGTAATTTTGCTTTCATTCCCACGATTTAAAAATGATCCTATTCAAAAATTTTATAACTCTGTGATTGCAGAAAAAGAAACTGTAATTAGAACACACCATTTTAAAATGGATGAGGATTTGCCAGATGGAACGGAAGGCAATGAGTTTGATATTGATTGGGAAGAAGACCATATAATTTCATATGCAATTCCAAAGGTATATGCTCTTAAAAGACCTACTTGGGAGATTAATCCAACAAGAACTATTGATGATTTTAAGACAGCATTTTATAAGAATAGTTTGGATGCTCTTGGAAGATTCGCATGCATGCCACCAGAAATGATTGACGCATTCTTTAAATCTAGAGAAAAAGTTGAAAATGCATTTAATAATGCAGCTTTGGCAGTAGATAAGTTTGGTCGTTTAGAAGAGTGGTTTAAGCCAGACTCAGATAAAAAATATTATATTCACGTTGACTTAGCTCAAAAACATGACCACTGTGCGGTATCTATGGCACATGTTGAAAAATGGGTTAATGTAAAAATAACCAACGAGTATTCTCAGCCAGCACCTATTGTTAATGTAGATGCTGTTAGATACTGGACTCCGACCCCAGATAAATCAGTTGATTTTACAGAAGTAAAAGACTATATTCTTTCTTTAAAAACGAGAGTATTTTATATTGGTGTCTGTACATTTGACCGCTGGAACTCTCATGATATGATGCAACAGTTAAAAACATACGGAATCCACACAGAAATTTTGTCGGTTGCTAAAAAACATTATGACGATATGGCTATGGTAGTATTAGAAGATAGACTTCATGGACCACATATCCCATTATTAATTGATGAATTGCTTCAACTTAAAATTATGAGAGACAGAGTAGATCACCCAAGAAAAGGATCAAAAGACTTAGCTGATGCTGTATGCGGATCTATATTTAATTCTATAAGTAAGACTAAGCCAGATATAAATCAAGAAATTGGTATACATACATATGACTCTATGATGTATGATCAAGACTTTAATCAAGATGTTGATGGGGAAACAAATAGTTATAATATGATTAGGGCACCGAGAATGCCTGAACACTTAAGAGATGCAATGGATGGAATGATGATACTATGAGCGAATATCAAAATAAAGCAAAAGAATGTAAATGCTGCAGCAAGCATGTGCCATTACCAACTACATTAAAAGAGTATAATGGTTTAATCTTATGTCCAACAACTTTTGCAAATGTTATTGAATATAAAAGAATCTGGAACTCCTACGGGTCAAGACCTATGGGAAGCATTAGAAAACATTTTTCAGAGTATGTTCAGCAAATAGTAGAAAATAGCATTGACAATATCGAGGTATAAAAGATACAATTAACCCTAGGCAACAGTAGCTTAGTTGGTTAAAGCCCCGAACTCATAATTCGGTAATCCTCGGTTCAAGTCCGAGCTGTTGCACAAAAGTTATAAGAGGAGAAGCATGAATAAGCAAGAAGCAGTTGATACATATAAAAAATTTATTCAAGATTCAAAGCATGTAGATGCAGAAATGAATATTTGGATTTCTCCAGGAATTAAGTTTTATGATGTTTTACTACAGCAAAGTAATTTTATTAAGAAGTCTGTAGACTATACATCTGAGATATGGGAGCCTACATATAAAATAAATGTAGATTGTGCTGACGAAACTACGGCTGAACTACTTAAACAAAGGCTGGGAGAGAATAATTTTTCTATAAGTTATTGGGATTCAAAACTTGATGGAGATAAAACTTGTACTGGATCTGGTGGTATGCCAGAAGAAGGCAAGCCTTATTTATGGCAGGTTATTGGTTCTGGAGTACCAATAAAGGAAACTGGCGTAATGAAAACTTTTCCTCATTTATATACTCACATAGCACAAAATGCATTTTTAGTTGGCAAACAATATAATTCCTTATATTTTCCATATTGGTTTATAGAAGGTCAAGCAGAGTATGTTGCAATCGCATCAATCTCAAATAATGAAAATGAATTCTTAGCACACAGAGAAAAGTGTTTATCTACTGGGTATGTATTAGAAGAATTTAAAATAAAAATAGTTAGTTGGGATGAAGATAGATGGATTCAAGAATGCATAAAGTCAGAGCAAAAAAGAGATACGCTAGAATTAGCTTCACATGAAGCATATTCTGGATTAATTTTGTTTGAAAAAATGCTTAACCTATCAAGCAAAGAAGACATCTTTAAAATTATGCAGCTAGCTACAGAATATTGTGATTTTAGAAAAGCATTCAATGAAGTATTAAATATAGATGTAGAAACTTTTTATAAGAATTGCGTATCAGATATTATTTTAAATACAAAAAAAATATTAGAAAATAATATTTATATTTCAGTAAATAGGAATACATAAATGAATTTTGATCAAGAGATAAACGGGCTATGCTTTGACGACGTACTTTTAGTACCAGCAGACAAGTCATCTGTTAATACCAGAGAAAAAATTTTTTTATCTAAAAAAATAGGAAATCCTAAAAACAAAGAAGCTTGGCTGGAACTGGCTTTCCCTATAATGATTGCCCCCATGGAATTTATAAGCAGTATAGAAATGTTGAGATCGATTATAGATTTTGGTGGAATGGGGTTTGTAAATAGATTTCAGCCACTAGAAAAAAGATTAGATCAAGCAAAACAATTAAACGGCAAGGCTGGATTTTCAATCAATATTAATGAATCAAAGGATGTAGATTTAATTAATAAAATATTATCTATTGGAACAAAAATAATTTTGATAGATACTGCTTTTTCTGGAACAAATATTTCAATTGAAGCTACTAAACATTTAAGGTCTATTGTTTCAAACAATATTCATATTATGATAGGAAATGTATCAACTTATCAATCTTATAAATATTTAATGGACGCAGGCGCAGATTCAGTTAGAATTGGAATTGGTGGCGGAGCAGCATGTACTACTAGAATAAAAACTGGTTACGGAATCCCTGTATTATCTTCAATTGATCATATTTATAACTATGTAAAGCACGACGAAATCAATGGATTGATATCTGATGGTGGCATAAAAGATACTGGAGATATAGTTAAAGCATTTGCAGCGGGAGCTTCTGCAGTAATGATGGGAAGTATGTTTGCTGGACACAATGAATGTGATGGGACTATTGGTCAATTTAGAGGGCTTGCTTCATATGAAATGCAAAA